ATCGAGTACCGCTTCCTGCAAATCGGCCGGCACCGGCGAATAGCCCGCATCGTATTCGGCCACGAGCGGCAAGTGCCAACGCACTGGCCTCCCATCAGACGAAATCCTCAAAACAAGACCAGACTCCACCATCACCCGAAAATCCGTGCCATCCACAAGCGGCGAGTCCGCGTTGTCCTCGGTAATCGTCATCGCGCCGACAACAGGCCATCGCGATAAAATCAGCCGATCAGCCCCGCCCGGCGCCGCGCAAGCCGGCGAGCCGACCAAGACCTCCTCCTTGTAGGACTGCACGACGAGATCGCGGTCGCAATAATGCGCCGCCAGCTCGGAAGCACGGGTGATGACTTTGGCGAGCCACGCATCACTTGTCGTGTCAATGATAGCAAGCTCCTCCCTGACATCGGCAAGCGTGATGAGGTCGGTCGAGGCCGCCGGCGTCGTGACGGTGAGGAGCTTGTAGCGGGTCATCACGCGTCAAGCGATGGCCGTGGCCGGGATATGGGCGGCGTAGCGGGGCGTCAGCAGCTCAATTAGAATTCCGCCGAGCACGGGGGAATCGACGACCTCTACCGCCTTGAGCCTGACCCACGGCTTCGCCGCGGGGATACGCTGCGATTCGACCTCGAGCACATAGAGCTGGCTCGAGCCCGCCGTCGTGGTGAAGCCTGCCGTCGTGGCATTAATCACCGCGCCAGGAATATCGTCGGCGCCAGTATAGGCCTGGTAGGAGAAGGGTACGGCAACCGGATTATTACCGGCCGCATTGTCGCATGCCTCGATCGTGAGCGTCGAGGTGCCGGTCGCGCCGACCCCCTTGTGCAGGATGAAGCGCACCACATGATAGTGCTTGGCGCTGATGACATCTGACGTGATCGTGCCGGCGAAGGCATCGGCCACGGCGTCGAGGCCCTTGACGATATGGCGCTCGCCGAAGGTGAGGTTTGACATGGTGAGACTCCGAGAAAGTGACCCCAATACGCCGCCTGCTCAGCAGCATCCCCCCGCTTTTGCAGGGATGGGTATTGCGATTAGGCGCGGGTGGCGAGGGTGACGAAGGTCGACTTCTGGGCCGTGCCCTTGAACGGCGTAATCGGCTTGTCGTCGACCGGCTGGCCATCCACCCGGTAGATGAAGCGGAATGCCTGCTCGTCCGTCACGAAGGCCACATGAACCGATGTGGCATATTGGATATCGCCCTTCTCGATCAGCACGTATTGCGCCGGGTCGACGAGGACAATGTCGCCTTCGGTGCCTAGCGTAGAGCAATATTCGATCGGGATTACCGGACGCGAGAGCAACGTCCCATAAGGCGATTGCGAGAGCCCACCAGGCGGCAGGTAGACAGGGACGCCACCCGTGCCGATCACCATCGACAGGTTCATGAGCTGCGGCAGGACGTCCTGATTGATCCACCATTCCGCGTTTGCCATCGACCCGGCAGGCAGGCGAGCCCACATCTTCGTGATGTTGTCGAACAGGATCGTCGATGCGGACTGCCCCGTCTCCTTCGCCACTGTAACCTTGCCGCCGCTGTTCATGAAGCCGAGCGGCTGCGAGGTGCCGGTACCCTCGAAAATAGCGTCGTCGAGCATGAAGGAGAATTCTTCCGGAAACGCTTCCGCGATAACGCCAGACAGCGCGACCGAATCTTGCAGCATCTCGCTGGTAGCGTAGAGAAGCCCTGCGAGCTTCTTCAACTGCAAGTTCATCTGCCGGAATTTCGGTCGCGTCGGCGTAAGGGAATCGCCCTCGCCGATCCAATAGGTCTGGAGGCCACCCCACCGCGCGCCAGTCGCGCGGGACTCATCCTTGAGCGCGTTGATCTTGAGGCCGTTGGAACGCGCCGAGATCGGGATGCGGCGAACCTTGCCAGCGATGTTGGACATCGCGAAGGTGCGGCGCAACAGCCCGTCCGCGATGTCCTTCTCGACCAGGAACCCACCATCCTCGGAAAGCGCCTCGTTCGATCCCTGCGACGCCTCCACGAGGAGCGGGTCGACCTGACCCGTGAGCTTCGCCCGGCGAGCCGCGACCAGGAGATCACCGAAAGCGGCCGTCTGTGCGGCACTCAGGATTTGACCTGGCGCTACAGCATGGGCGCTCGCCGGGAGGCTGCGATACTTCGCCATGAAGCCGCGGGCCGGTGCCGAATTGAAGTCGGTGGGATCGACCCCAGGAATAGCACAACCAGCCTTCGCCTGATTGAGACGCTCGACGTTGGTAATCTCGGCCTTGATGCCCTCGACCACCCTCATAGCGGCGTCGAAATCGTCTTGCTGGGCATCATAAAAATCCATCGCGAGAATGGATTCCGCATTGTCACAGGCCTTCGCACGTTCTTGGTGAAGGGTCGCAAGATCACGGGGCATTGGTTTCTCCTTTCGCCCATTCCACAATTCAAGACCGTTTCAAAGTTTCGATCTTGCGCTGGTTCGATACACGTTGGCGTAGTGCCCAAAGCGCCTGGCCCTGAGACGCGACACGATCGGCCATGCCTAACGCTACCGCAGCCGCTCCCATTTCCACACCACCCTGCTTGAAGTCACTCTTGACCTTAGCTGTGGTTGTCTTCCGGCCCCGCGCGACATCGGCGATGAACTCGGATTCTATTGCGTCGAGCATGGTGCGGACGGTCGCCGCACCCTCCTCCGTCGTCGGGTCAGGCCGCTTCATCGGCGCGTTCGAGGAAACGATCTCGACCGCGATATAGCCGTCCGCATCTGGCTCGACCTGTTTCGGCACCGCCGCGACGACGCCGATCGAGCCCACGATGCCGGTCCGCTCCAGCGTGATCTCGGACGCCGCGGATGCGATCCAATAGCCGGCCGAGGCCGCCGATCCCATGACATGGGCGGCCGTATATTTCCGCTTCGTTCCGGCCGCGACCTGGTCGTGAAACGCGTTGATGCCAGAGACCGCGCCGCCGGGCGTATCCATGAGGAGCATGATCGCGCCGACATCCTTCGCCTCGAGCGCCGCGCGATAATCGGCCTGGAGGATCGAGAGCGATGTCGCGCCGGACATTTCCGTCATCATGTTGGCGCGGGGAAAGATCGGACCAGTGATCGGTAGGAGAGCGACGCCATCGACGACGAAAGCACGCTGCGAGCCGCCGGCCAGACGCTGCGCTCCGGGACCCGCCACGGCCTCGAAATCACGCTCGACCCAACCCTGTGCCGCCTCGACCTCCGGCGCCGACGTGTTGCGCTGCGCGAGCGCCGAGAGGAGCGGCAGCCATGCCGGATCGATCGCCCATTGCAGGGCGGTAAGAGCTTGGAAGACGCGGGTCATTGTGGAGTCCTTCAGGATCCAGCGGGCCCCTCGCCATTCGAGACGGCCTTTCAGGCCTCCTCAGGGTGAGGGAGGGTAATGTAGAACTGCTCACAGACGGCGCCAGGAGCCATGAAATACGAGAATTTTCGTCGGGACCATCACGCCGCAATAGGCGAGCATGAAGCCGTCGGAGATGGCCTGCGCACGATCGGCAGTGAGAATATCGACGAGGCTATCGGCCTCGCCTTCATAATCACACACCCACGGGACCTCGCGGGTTATCTCGACCGGCCATGAGAGCCAGACGCGGAAGGTATGGCCGAAGAACTTGAAGGTGAAGGTCGGCATGAGAATCCCTCATTCGCCGGGCTACGCCCAGCACCTTCTCCCGGAGGGAGAATGGTGTTTGTTAGTTGATGTAGAGCGGATCGCCGGTGGGACCGATGAGTCCAGTGACGCGACGCGGAGGCAGCGGCGCTGGAAGGCGAACCGGATCGAAGGACCGGAAGGCCGCAAGACGGCGCGCATCCTGCTCTGGCGCCCGCTCATCGGGCGGATCGGCGCCGGCGGGAACCATGTTGAGTGGCACGAGAAATTGATCGCCCTCCGGGCCTATCCGATTCTCGTTCTCACGATTGAGAATCGTATTGACCGAGAGCCAGCCCCATTGCCGGCCGATAGCATAGGCTCGGTAGCGCGAGAGCAGATCACCACGCATCAGCCCTTCGAGGTTGTGCTCGACCTTGTAGGTCTCCCGCTCCTCCGGCAAGAGGCAAGCGATGGTAATTGCCTCCTCGATCGACTTCGCCGCTGCCGAAAGTGGGCCGGTGACATAATCGATCGACTGATGCTCGATGTTGTTATTCGTGGCCCTATCGAGCAGGCCGATCTTGTGCGGTGGCGTCCTATAGATCGTGCAGGCAATCTCGGCGCCGAGCTTTCGCGTCTCGACGAGCTGTGTTTTCGCCGGGTCGAATGATGTCTCGCGCATCTTGATGCCCAGCTCCAGGATCGCGACCTTCCATTTATTGTCGATCCCGCCGTAGGTGCGTTCGATACCAGCCCGAATACGCTTCGCTACCTCGTCATTCGGTAGCTTCTTATCGTATTCCAGGATCATCGACGGCTGAGCGCCGTTCGCGAAGAAGACCCCCGCGAAGCGCTCTGCCGCAATCATCAACGCGACAGATTCCTTGTTCTGCATGATCGGTGAGATACCGATAATTCCTCCGTTTGCGGCGCAATCATGCGAATCGCGATAGCCGACATGGATCACATCCTGCCATCCGAGCCCGCGCTCGATCTTGGCTCCGGACGTGACGTCGAAGAACGGCTCGCCGTCCTCGGTCCAGCGGACCGTGCATGCGCCGTTCGCGACAGGCGTGATCTTCTCCAGCACGCCACGATCGGAGCGCCACACCCTGGAATAAGCGTTACCACGCGACATGACCGCGTGCATCAGCGCCTTGCGCCACTTGTAAGACGACAACCACGGCGACGGGCCGTATTTCAGCAGGCGATAGAGCGGATGCTCTACAGCCGGCTCATAGCCCGCATCCGTCCGTTTCTTGAGGATAAGAGGCACCTTGGCGAGGTCTTCTGACTGCACCTGTATGCAGGCAGCGAGACCCGGCACCGTGAGTGCAACATCAGGCGTGACGCAGAGCCCGGTCGCCGAAGCAAGTCCTGGCTCCAACCCCTTCAACCAATCATCGATATAGCGGTCTTGCGCAGATGGGCCAGTGCCGCCGAGCCATCTCGGTAATGGGAACCTCATTACCACACCGTCAACTCGTAATCTTCGCCTATACTACACGCCCCGGCATGAGCAAGTGAAGTCGCAGCCCCTACGGCCATCGCAAGAGCAACTATGGCGTCGATCCGGTTTGTTGCTTTACGCTTGGAAAACCAGCGATTCCCAAACGGGTCACTCTCGACCGCGGCAGACATGCACGCCGCGATCGTAACCGGGCTGCGTCGGATCCGGATCCGACGCTCCAAGATCAAGGTTTCGAGCGTCGCCAGCGAGCCAGGCATCCAAAGCCCCTCGAGCCGATCATCGTTCGTAAATTCATCTGGCAATTTCGCTCGCCTCTTCCCGCCCTGCGGATGCTCGAATTGCGGAATATCGAGGCCGAGCCCGTCGAGCTCGTCTTCCATCTTCCGATAGGCGTAGCGATCATAGGCCAGTGCCTCGATCCGATATTCCGCGGCAGCTTCGGCGACCCGCGCCGCCACGAAATCGAGACGCACCTGCTTTCCAGGCGGGGCATTGAGCCACCCTTGCTCGACCCATGTCTCATAGGGCGCCTGGTCACGAAGGCCTCGCTCCCGGATCGTATCGCCAGGCGTCCACGCCTCGACCCATGCGTCGAAGGTCGGCAGCATGACAGTGCCTGTACCGTCCGCATTCGGACGCTCGACGAGCCCGGTCGGAGCTACAAACGCCAGCGCGGTCAAATCTTGCGAGCCCGAGAGATCGATCCCACAAAAGACCGGCTCGCCGGTAAGCTCGGCCGGGTCGAAATCGTCGAGGCACGCCTCCAACGCCGCGCGCGACATCCAAGCGCTATCCGAGTCGGTCCAGACGCAAGCATGAAGCCGGAGCACATTATTGAGCTTGCCGGGGATCGCCTTGGCTTGCGCGAAGGCCCGGCGTAGCTCGTCCCGCGGCATCGTCACGTCGATCAAGGGATTCGCCTTGACCCAGCACGACTCGTCCTCGAGCGGATCGTCCCCCTTGTCGAGAGCGCACACATAGCTGAACGACGCGTCGTCAAGCGGCTCGCCGACATAGGTCGCGGCGTCGTCCGGCGTCATCGTACCAGCCGCGACTCGCACAGCATGCAGATGCTCTTGCCAGCACACCGAGTTGCGATCCGACCCTGAATTCGTAATCATCACGAGAAGCGGCTGGCGACGCGACTTGAACCCGCGCTCCATCATCTCGACCATCGAACCGTCGCGGTGCTCGTGAATCTCGTCGAGCAGCGCACAACTCGGCATCGGGCCGGAGTGTGCCTCATCCGTCGAGATCGGACGAAAGAAACTCCCGGTTTTCAGGTCGGCGAGATTCCATACCGGGTTACCACCCGACGGCGTCAACCGCGCCGCAAGAGCCGGAGATTGTTTCCACATCATCACGGCCGATCGGAAAATAACCATCGCCTGAGATTTCTGCGACGCGCCCGCGTAGACCTCGGCTTGCGCCTCCCCGTCCGCGACGAGGCAATACATACCTACGGCGCCGGCTCCCGGACTCTTGCCGTTACCCTTCCCGATTTCTACATAGACACGGCGGAATCTACGTGCACCATCCGCACGTTTCCACCCAAACACAGACCCATAGATAAATGCCTGCGACGGCTCCAGGACGAACGGCGCGCCCTCGAACTTGCCCTGAGCCAATCGCAACACATCCGGGCAAAACCGGATGAAGCGCATCGCGGCAGCAAGGTCCCATGTCAACCCGCGCGCCGGCCCATGCTTCATGTCGTCGAGATGCCGCCGGCACGCATTGCGGACGTGCGGCCCCGCAACAATCCGCCCGGTAAGCACATCCTCGGCATAGGCCAGAACCGGATCTGCCGGTCCCGCCTTACCCGAAGTAGGATTCGGCCGGGTCGTCTTGCGCGGCGCCATCGCTAGCCTGCACCCTTGTCCGCGCCGACGGCGACAAGCCGAATTCCGCGACCCACGCCTTGATCCGGCGATCCGCGTCCTGCATCACCGCCACTGCCGGATGCGGTCGATGCATCACACCGCCCTGCGCATTGATCGTCTCGTAATATTCCGACCCGAATACCGCGAGCTCGCGCCGAGCCTTGAGATAATCGGCATACGCCTCGCACAGCATCTCCAGCGCCATGCCGTCCGCCTCGGTCAGCACACCCATGCGGTCGAGCAATCCAGAGACATAACCCCACGTCTCACGCGCCTTGTCCGACAGATGCGAAGGCGGGCTCGGCCGCGACCGCTTCGGCTTCGGCTCAGCCTTGTTCAAGGCACGCTTACCGGCATTTCCGCCGACAACTCGTAAATGCGTCGGCTTAGGAGGTCGTCCTACCATGTTGATCCTAAAACCTGTCTCTTATACA